TATTCGGATTGGATAATATTAACATATCCCTGACACCCGCAACATCTTCAAGCAATGTTAATCGAACATCAGAAGTAGAACTAGTTCCAATACCTACATTTCCGTCAGCTCCAATAGTCATTCTTCTTAAATTGTTGGTATAAAAATTTAACGGGAAACTCTCAGGGATAATAATATAGCCTTCACTCCCAGAAATACCTAAATAAATGCTGTTTTGAGTGATTAAATTTTTTATATGAATATTCGTCTCCCCCGCTCCTGCTATATCTAATTTAGATTGTGGTGTAGTAGTTCCAATACCAACGTTGCCCAAGTCATAATAAATACTCGTACCATTTTTAGACCAAAAAGTATCTACTGTACCGCCAATCTCTACCCAATTAATTTCAGTAGTCCAAGCAGTATCATCAACAGTAGTACCATCATATCTCTTAGTAACATTAGTAGTTCCATCTACATAGGATACTATCATTAGAAATACACGCTTATCTATTGGTATAGCATTTCTTTCTGCCACACTACCTACGTTTACAGCTCCGCCCCTAAGTTGCTTACTTTCCATAAGTGCATACGCTGGGTTTGTATGCTGAATAATATCTGGATAACCTATAGCCATTTTAAGAAATTGTTAGTTTATCACCATCAGAAAAAGCTCCTTTAGCATTTGATTTATATACTTTATAACTTTCCGTATGCCCTTTAGTATTTGTATAAGAGAAGTTTCCTAAATCAGTAAAAGCCCCTAGAACATCTAGATTTCCATTTAATGATATAGTGGATAATAACCCGTACTTTGAAGCATAACTTATATAAGTATAATTATTAACATTAGAGTTATTAACATTACAGGTTACAAGTCTGGCTTTACCAGAAGCTAATGCAGAATCAGTTAAATTCTCTATAACTGCTTGAGCAGATATAGTATCCGTAACTAACCTATGATCCCCACCAAAGCAAAACATAAACTGCCATCTTATATCCTTATATACAGAAGGTAATGCAATACCATCTTTATCATTACCATATAATATAAACGTTTGACCAGTATCTGTAGTTTTAGTTACAGTAGTTTCTGGAACAGCATTTATTACTTGTGGACTAGAAGTTGCAGTAAAAGGGCCAAATCCTGGACCGTCTATAGAGCAACTTATAGGGGCTGCATTAGTACTATCATTTACCCAATATACAAGAGCATTAACTATAGTAATTATAGTGCCTACTTCTACAGGACCAGCTGGATTTATATTAATAGAGCTAAGTGAGGGTTTAACATACGGAGCAATTAAACTTAAAAATATATCACGTATACTATCAGTTGTACTAAATGATTTACCTACATTAACCCCACCAACAGCTATAGTAGCAGTTATAGTATCTGATAGTAGAACATCATCATCTAAAGGTATATCTGGGAGTACACCATCATTAGATACTAAATCCCAATCAGTACTTGTAACACTAGGTTCTAAACTTGTAGATTTATTAGCTACCATAGTTAAACTACCATGGCTTACTACATCATTCTTTGCATAAGTACCTGCAACCCATTCACCAACCCACTTCATAGTAATTGAAGCATGGTTATGTAATGAAGAGGCATCACTACCATTTATAAGTTCTTCTGGAATAGCAGGGATAGCTGTAGAGTAAGTTCCCTCTTTGTGTAACTCTACAACACTTACTATACGTGAATGGCATGAATTAGTATAAGTATTATTACACTGATATAAAATCCCATAAACGAGGGTAACACCTTGCTGTATCTTTATAGATAACTCAGCTTGTAAAACTTCAGAGTTTAAAGCATTATTAGCACTATTTATAGAGGTATACTGCTGATTACCCATAAACATATTTGCCCTATTTGGTTGGTATATAGCATTATTGACAGACATAAAATACCACATAAACCTACCACTAGTAATAGTTGTAGGAACACCATTGTTATTAAAGACAATTCTATTAGTTGTACCTATAGCAATATCTGTATCACGTATAACTGGAAAAACAGCGTCTATAAGTATATTTGTAGAATTTACTGGACTTTGGTATATTATATTCCATACATCTGTAGTCTGTCTAGTATCAAAATCATACTTAGCATCAGTTAGTATTAGTTGTCCTGATGAAACCATAAATCTAGCATCTGCATTATTATTTCCTGTCCCATAAGTAACTCCAGATATTACTACTCCAGTAAGTCTTTTTATAGCAACATCAAAAAAGTTTTTAATCCACAATCCAGTAGATGTCTGCGTTTTTCTACAATCTCCTGCATAGGATACTTTAGACCCAGTCCAATATATTATAGCAATAGGTAGTGTAATCAATAGTATCTCATAATACTCATCACGATTAAAGTTAGCTACTTGGTGCATAACTCCATCATCATCATAGTATATATAAATCACTCCAACTACTTCTGTAATCTTATAACTGTCAGATGCCTTTTTATATTCAGTACCATTAGGAGAAACAAAATAATAGTTATCACCTGTAGCAGTTAAGTGTAAGGTATTAGTTGCTTTATCAAATGATATAGTAGACTCATCTCTACTTATAAATCCAGAATCTATTGCACCAGCACCACTACCTACCTTTTCCCAGTTTTCATTGTTATTTAAGTCGTCATCTACTTTACCCTTTTTAAAATGGTATGTACTATTATTCGATGGATCTGTATCAGAAGTAACAGAACATATTAACCCAAAATATCTAACATTAATATCTAGTGCATTTCTCAAAGCTATAGTACTAAACACAAATTTGTCATCTATAGGATCTTTTGAATAAACTTTAAATCCTGATATAATTTCTATAGCCATAGTACTAGTATTTAAAGGTAAATATAGCTGAATTAGCCGTGGTTATTTCTGTATAATAAACTTTGTATTGGGTATTCCAGTTTACATCTAAACCAGAACTAGCCACCAACATAGTGGTTTTTGTAAAAGTACCTATCTGCTCAAATCCATTCTGATCCTTAATAGAAGTTAAATCAGGGTACCCTATTGGATAAGCAAAGTATATTCTTTTATTAATACCATTTAGAGTAACAGCCTTAGTTCCATACTTAGATGGAGCTTGTTTTAGAGAATAAATATTAGATCCTGTTAATAGGGCAGCATCCATACCCCATAGATAAGGATATACAAACTCTACATTCTTGGTCCCTGATACAATCTTTATAGGAGTACCATTGTTTCCTGTTGTCTGCTCCAAACTATATGTTTTTCTTTTATGTACATCTGTCCCTCCTCCTAATGGGGGAAGTAATGAATCATTTACACCAACATCGGTATAATTTACAGATACAGCAGTACCAAACGTATAAAGTATAACAGCACTTTGAGCAGGGCTTAGTATATGTCCATTACTAAATACAGTTTCTTCATTTGTAGTAGTTGAACCTACAATAACTATATCTCTAATATCCCCAACTTCATATAGCTCATTTCCACCTATAGCTATAGTTGCAGGTACAAATGGGAAAAAATACCCTTCAAGAAACTCATTAACCGTTTCTCCACCTACAGTAACAGAGGGTATACCTGCTCGTTTAGTTGCTCTTTTACTATCAAAGTTAGAATCATTAGTAACTAAAACCCAGTTACCATTATCCGCTAAATCTTCAGAAGTTGTACCTAATCTTAATTGATAATATTTCTTATCTTCTAAAACATCAACTCTCATTAAATCATATCTACCTACAGTTTCTATTGTATCTCTCTCTACTATAGTTTCAACAACTGTCTTATCATCTAACGGTCTTTGTGAGGATAAGTGAAAATTGGCATATAATTGAATATCTCCTATAGGCATGGTTACTAGTATTAAAAGTAAAAGCTGTTAGTATAGTTCAATAATGTGGTTATATACTTTGTTTCATACACATAATATGGTATCTCTTGCTCATTAATTATAAATATTTCTGTCCTTCTTTTCCAAGCAAGAGTAGTCAAAAATAAGTTCTGGTCTAATACCTTAAACAGTATACCATAAGAAACTGGGTATGCAAATACAAATACCTGTTCAACTGCTGTAAAGTTATAAAACTTAGAAGAAGCTAAAGGAGAAACATCAATAGTTAAAATAGCTTGTAATTCTTCTGGAGTAGAATTAGGTAAAGTTGAACCATAATAAAATGGGGCACTAATAACTCCTTGTACAGGTTCCATAGGCGGTATAAAATTAATAAGATTAGTTTCTCTAAGCATCACATTAAACCGTTTGTATAGTTCTAATTTTAATGTATCACCTAAACCTGGCAAAGATAGGCAGTACCTAAATAATTCAATACTAAACCCTAAAGTAGCTTCCTGTTTTCCATATATATCTAAGTTCTTTGAGTACCTAATAATAACCCTATTTTTTATAGACGGTATAGAGTTAAGTACATGCTGAATTTTTATATCTATCATCATGGTTTATCTCTTTGTATAAATACCATTAATAATCCAATTACCTACTCCTTCACCACTACTAGATACATCAGTATCATAAAACTCTTGAGGTTCTGATTCACATATAGCAAGAACTCTATCATAGGCCCCTAAACATAATTCTATCTGGTTTGCAATACTATACCTATTAGTAGCATCCATTAATAGGTATAAAAGATTGACTTCATTTAGTTTATCTGGACTATTTAAAGCTATTACTTTATGGCATAAAACCATGGAAGTATAATATAGATTAGTAATTGACTTTTCAGTTATAACTGGTAAAGCACTCTCTTCTGCATAAGGTTCAACTATAAAAACTCCATCAAAAATGTCTTTATCATACCCACCGTTATTAGGGATAACATCACCATAATAATCAGATACCAGTGTTATAGGTACAGTAACTAAAACTTGAGGAAAGGAGCTAAAATCAAATGAGGTAGGATCTACTATATCTACACCTTCTTTACTTAAATATAAATCTCCAATATATATCTTTAAACCAACACTATCCTGGGAAGAAGATGCATCTACCTCAAAAGCTACATGTATTGTTTTAAAATCCTGAGATAAATTCAATGAGTTTATTACTATCATGGTATTAATTTTTTGTTAAAGTTAAAATAAATTACTTAAAAGAAAAACAGCCCGTCCTAACAAGAACGGACTGCAAATCTGGACACAAGTAAACAAACTTTAGTTCCTTATTAGTTACTGTAAAAACGCAACTAATGTGTTTTTTTGTACCTGAATAGCTCCGCCATCATTATCCCAAATCTTATCATAATGTACAACTTCTTGCACATCATAGATACCAGATTCTACAGCATTAAGCTTAATTGGTAAAGCAGTACGGAACTGGTTAATACTAACTGCATCTGAGTTCTGTCTTGCGAAAAACTCTTGAGTTAATACTACTCTTCCTACACCTATACCAACTGTTCCAATAGTTGTAACACCATTAGTAGCCAAATAAACAGGTTTGGATAGTATCATATTAAACTTAGTAAAACCACCGGGTTTTCTTCCAAGTTTAAATGGCTGTTGTAAAGCAACTACATGTATAGTAGCAGTAGATGTTTTAGCAATAGTGTAATCTTTTATAACATCGTTTTTTAAAGATGCCTGAATACCAGCTATTAAAGCATCTGCTACAATAGATGCAGTATCCCCTGATTTAACCATATAGTTAGCCTTTTTAGTCTCATCCCCATTATAGTTATCTGTTAAAGTACGGATCTCTAACTGATAAACCTCATCAGCCACTATAGTACCAGTTATGGTTAAATCTTGAGACATTGGAGTTTCAGCGGCATAAGAGATAATATCCCAAGTAAACCCTGGGATTACTTCACTAGTTTTAATCTTACCTCCATCATTAAATGCTATATAAGCATCTGCTGTTTCTGCAATATCTACAGATAGGTTAGTACTTACTGCAAACGCAGCTATTGCTCCATGATAGGTACTTCCTGTACAAAATGTAGAGAATGATATAGGGGCAGGAGTTCCCCCCGCATCATCATAAACAGGAGTAGCTCTATCACTAACAAATACACGTAAAACATTCTGTTGTGTAAACATAGCTAATTCCTCCTATACTTGTTGTGCAATTAATATATGAGATGGTGTTGCAATAGCGTTTGCAGCTACATTCCACTCTTTACCCTCAAGTCTAAGCTCTAAAGTCTTATAAGTATTTGACTCAGTAGCATATAACTTAACTGGCAAAGCAGTCCTAAATTCATTAATGCTTACTGCATCTTCATTCTGACGAGCAAAAAACTCTTGGTTAAGAATTTGATAACCTAAACCTTTACCATCTTTAGGCAATACTGAATCAGTAGCTGAAAGAGCAATATTACTAGGAGAAACTAATTGCATCTCAAATCTAGTATATCCACCTGGCTTACGTCCAACTTTAAAAGGTTGAGCACCAGCAACTGCTGTAATAGTACCAGTAGTAGCACTAATGGTAAAATCTTTAATATAATCTCTAGTTAAAGAAGCATTGATACTAGCAACTAAAGCAGCTGCAACAATAGTAGGGGTATCTCCAGTCTTAGTTAGATATTCACCTACTTTAGTTTCATCCCCATTAAAATTAGGGGCTAATACACGTACTTTCAACTGATAAGATTCATCAACTTGAATAGTAGCAGGAATAGCAAGTGTTTGTTGCATTGGTACAGCAGCTACAGAAGTATCTGATGTTAAAGTAGACCATAAAAATCCATCAGTAATAATACGAGATTTTTTATACGAGTTACCCCTTTTTTGGATAATATAACAATCTACAGCAGAAGTACCGGCGATTATTAAACCAGTTTTAGCATCTACCATTGCAATCTGTGAGTCTACAGTTAGACCCGAAATAGGCCCTGGGGTAACGAAAGGGGCTACTTTAGTAACGAATACCTGTAATGAATTTTGTTGTGTGAACATGATTTCTCAGTTTTTAAGTTTATACTACTTTCTACTAGAATCCGACCTCTGCTGTTGAGCCTGTTGTTCTGACTGCTCAATGTAACCTAGATCTTTCAGTACCAAAGATACTGCTATTTCTAATATCTTATCTAAATCTTTATCTTTAAATTCAAAATTTGTTGTAACTACACTTGAACCCCTTATTTCTAAAGGAGCTATAAGAGTTTCTAAAATAATAGGAGCTGGCTCTTTAGCCACAGTAGCTTTATATTTTGCCAACATAGTTGATACAGGAATGTACAAACTAACTCTACTAAATGTAAGTGTATCTTTAATTACCCTATTAATAAAATCTAATGATGGTAACCTAAAAGGATTTTCAAGTGAGTTCTCAATTTCTGATAACCTATCCTCTTTAACTTGACTTTCTTTACCTCTGTATAAAGGCAAGCTTGTTAAGTCATTAGTAAACTGTACTCTTTCACGTAATATTTTTCTAGCTACAATTGGAGAAAAATCTGCAATATAACCACCATAAGAATCAAGAGTAAATGTATCAACCTCTATATCTTCTAACAGTCTTTCAACTTTCTCGGATATAGTATTAGTTACTTCAAAATCATCCAATATAGCATCATAATAAATATCTTGAGCTCTAGTTAGATATAATGATTTCTCATATTCATCTTTTTGAATACCTCCAGAAAAAGAGTTTAATCTTGTATCAAATAAATCACTTAATGTAGTTGCTTCCATAGTTATTCAGTTTGTTGTTGGGATTGAGGATTTCCATATTTATCATAGTAGTATTGTTCTGCTAAAGTAACAGCTTTATCTAATATAAATGGATGAAGGCTTTCAATAAGATTAGTTTCAGATTCAGTATTTATACCTCTTATACTTTCACCAGTAGCTAGAGCTTCCAGTATAATAGGAGTAGGAACCACTAAATAAGTAATCCTATATTCAGCTAAACCTTTTAATGGGGACAAAGTATTAGCTCTAGATAATATCTCTATATATAATGGAATTTCACCTCCAGTATTTAATAATCTCCAAGCAGTTCTTCTATGAGGATAATTATACGGTTTAGCCATAAGAACTGTATATTGCTCAAAGCTTATAGGAATAACAGAGTACCTAAGTGCACTTAAAGGTAGTTGAATAGTCTCGCCTGGAGTAGGCTCCTCCTCTCCTGGATCCCCTATAGGATCCACAGTATATGAATATACAACTTCATTAAGTATCCTAAGATAGTTATCAGGTAACTTGAATATAGTAGACCTTTCATCTATCTTAGGATAAGTTAATGCAGAAATATCTATAGGTAATAATCTACTAGTTTTTACAAGTGAAGATAATAAGGATAAATCTTTATTAGCTAACTCATATACAAGTAACTCTTGTGCTCTAGTTAGTATTACAGATTTCTCATAAGGATCTAATCCAATTCCACCACCTTTATTGATGTTTTCATAGATTACATCCATCTCCATTGCAAATTCTATATTAGTCATTATTTCCCTAATTTAGCTTCGATTAATAATTTTACATCAGCATTACTATTAGAAGATAGAAACTTAATAGCTGTAGCTAAATTTGCAGTCTCACCATCTCCACATAATTGTAATCCATCTTCAAGAGAATATCTACCATTATTATCACGTACAACTCCAGCTAATACAGCTTTAGAAAGTAATGCCCTAATTGGGTAATCAGCAGCAGTAACTATATCAATAACCTTTTGTGGTTGCTCTTCTACCATATCTGCTAATTTCTCCTTTAACCAAGTTATAGAAGAACTACCAGTAGAACGAACTCCAGCTAAATATAAGAATTCCTTGATATGCTCTGGGTTTAATTCAAGTTGAGCAGCAATTTTATATGCCTCTTTACGTACATTGTATACTGATACTTTCTCGTTTGCCCTATCTCCTGAATGAACTATAACAAACATATAAGTTTGTCTAAATGCTAATTTCATTTCTGCTAACGAGGGGCAGATTAAATCAGTATAAGATAGTATAACTTTATACTTTATATACTCAATTGGGTCAGATAAATGTAAAGATATTCCTTCTTTAAATAAATCAATATATACAGTGTCCCAATAGTTATTCTCTACTTTATAGATACTTAACCCATCTTTAGGTAAAGATAAAGCTGTCTCTAAAAATCCTTGCTCTTCAGGAGTGAGTATCTGAATATACTTAAAGTTTACCTTAGACCTTATAGGTGTAAGCCTACGTTTAGCAGTTTCAGACATACCGCCATACAATACATGCTTAGTATTTGTTATTTGACCCTTTTGTCTTTTAATAAATTCTACTTGAATTACTTCAGTAGGTAAAGAGAATACAGGTTTGTCCATAACCTTTTTCTCTACAACTTGTTTACTTGCTGTTTCCATTATTTATAATTTAGATTTAAACATAATTGAGGAAAGGCTTTTCAGCCTCTCCAAGAATTATTTTGCTAAACCTAAGCGAACATGGTTGGTAGGATTGTAGCTGTTTTAGAGCTATCAATAACGCAAGCACCTAAGCTAGTATAACGGGTATAGGTTGCAGAATCTTCCATAGTTCCTTGATGCATGTTGTTAATTTCACCAGTCCAAGCATTACGGAAACCAGAAAGATACCCACGAAGATCTCCAGTTTTAGTACCCAAACGTACAATATTAGGAGTGTTTTCATTACCCATGTAGAAGATGTCCATACGATAAGACTCAGCTACTCCACCTTGAGGATGTAATATCTTGTTACGTACTTTATCATCATACATAGAATCTACTTCCACTTTTAGGATAATATTGTTAGGAAGTAAAAATTCAGTAAACTGGAAACCACCCTTAAAAGAGTTAGAGTGCAAACTAGAAGCTACCTTCTGATAAGTTTCTGGGTTATAAGGATTAAGGGCAACCCATCCAGACAAATGAGTAGCAGCAGCTTTAGAGATAATACCAGCACCACGACGACCAGTACGTACCATAAATTCAACTACTGAATCAGTATCAACACGACCTTCAACCATGTCTACCATGATAGATTCCAACAACTCAATAGTAACATTGTCACTAAAGAATACGTTAGAAACTTCCATTTGCTCACGAATACCAGCACCTTGCTTGATATAGAAACCAGATTTACCTAAATCAGAGAACTCACCATTCTCATCACGGTTTGAGCGAGCAAACATATATGCTCTTGATTTCTCACGAGCCCATTGTTTATCAAATTCCCATTCAGCATAAAGCATCCAAACCTGAAATTCTTTAGTAGCACCAGCAGAATCAGTACCAACAAGAGTACCTTCAACCCTACGGTTAAGCATATTTCCAGGAGATTTATGCTCCATACGTAAAGTAGTAAAACCATTACGCATATCAATAGGAGAATTGAAAACAACGTTTCCACCCTTTAAAGACATGGTATCTTCAACAGGAGAGAAGTCTTTTGAGAAACGTTTCCCAGAAAGTACTTCACCAAATGGAACTCCAGTTGTTTTAGCAGCACCCATTAATTTTGTTTCAAAATGCCATCCGTCAGCTTGCTCAAAAGCAGGAGCTACAACGGCAAATTGATATACTTCATTCTTCTCACCAACGATGATGTTTACTTCAGAGAAAATCTTTTCTGGGAATACCAAGAAAATAGACTGTCCACCTACTCCAGGAGTACCTGAAGATATAGGAGCCCTAGTAGAACTATCAATATACGCATAGCTCAAAGCTATATTCTTCTCATCATGGCCCTTTAATTTCCATGTGAAGTCCTCTTCGTTTTCAAGAGTGTGCAAAGGATACTTTTCCAAGACGGTAGCCAAGTTATTCACATTGGAACCAGCAAGGAACTTGTGGATGGCATTGTTAAGCACCTGTGGCTTATTTCCGAATAAAAGTCCTAACTGGTTGGCGGTAACCAACCCAGCAAAACTTTGAGCTTCGGCCATCTGAAATTTACCTAATTTTGAACTCATTTTACTTTTGTATTAAGGTTAAACATTGACTATATCTGGAATTTTTATATTTTCATCGTGGTCTGCAGGACTATAAGAAGAACCTGACATATCAAGACTTAAACCAGATACTACATCTTTTAGTTTTCTAGCTGCTGAAGATTCAGCTCTTCTTTGTAATCTAGATATATCCCTAAACCCATTAGTAAGAACATAAGCATAATACATACGCTTCTCAAAATCTACTGGGTCATCCTGACGATCTTTTAATAATGTATTTAAAGGAGCTCCTGAATCAGTTACACCTACAGGTTTAGTCATTGCTTCATATACCTGATTCTTTAACCTATCATCTACTTTAACAGCAGATAAGGCTTTATCATAACTAAATACAGAATCTTTTAATTTTAATAGTTGTTGGGTTTCTTTCTTTTCTCTTTCAGCTTTGAGTGCAATCTTTTGGGCTTTTGCATCTTCAATATCCTGTTTGCTACGCTCAATAATATTATCTTTAGCAGTTAAACCCTCAGATACAAGCTCATCTGTTTTACGTAGTCTTTCAATCTGCTTATTGATTCTTGCTTCATCCCATCCTTGAGATTTTAAATCCTCAGCAATAATACGCTCGGCTAAATCAGGAGTATCAGTAAGCATTTTAGCATCTATCCTAGATACAGAATCCATACTTGATACCAGTACCTTAGACTCTTCTTCAGGTATACCAGCTTCTAATGACTTTAAGTACAGTAATTGATTCTGGTTTAATGTGGAATATTTACCTGCTTCAATAGTTTTAGTAATAGCAGACACAAAAGATTCCTCATCATTGATTTCATCTACTGTATCTATAATCCCTTTCTCTTTTAAGAAACTAGCTAAAGCTGGGTATACACTATTGGTATCTTTACTTTTAGTAATCCCATTTTCTCCTTGATCATCCTCATCTTCATCATCTGGATCTCCTAACTCTATAATATCTTCCAGTTTATCCAAAGCATCTGAAACTTTTTCAGGAGTATTAGTTATAGGAGATATAGTATCTCCTAGCATCAAAGGTTCTTCTTCTACACTAACATGGTTTTGTGCAGCAGGAGTTTGTGAAGCAACTTGTCCAGAGGTGCTCACAGGTGCAATTGGTTCTTGTTTCTGAGATGGAAGAGCAGCAGCTTCAACCACACTAGCAGAGAGAGAACTTAAATCTAATGTTTGCATGTTTACTTTTTAATTAAATTAGTATTACAAATATATGTACTTTTTATTAAAGTAAATTCATAGTAAAAGTAGGGGGCTTATTATTGCCCCTCTTTCTTTTTTTCTTTAGTACTAGCTATCCTCTCAGCACTTACCATCTTATTCTTTTGAGTAACAGCAGACTCTGCAGTCTTAGCTAAATCAGCAGCTACCCGTTTATCCTCATCTTCAGAACTTAAAAGGCCTAACTGTAGTTTAGTAGTATTAACCTGGTCAATTTCATAACGTTTAAGATCCCTATCAAGTTCCTTATTCTTGTCCTCTCTAGCAATAGCTTCTTGTTGAGCTTTAATCTGAGCTTCATTAGCTTGTTGAGCTTGAGCAGTCATCTCAGATTCAGCCAATTCTATCTTACGCCTTTTCTCTGCAATACTATCTGAGAATAGAATATCAAGTACAGTACTAAACTTACCACCATTCTGCATAAATGCTTGTCCATAAGTTTCAAGACTTTGTTCAAGTTTCTGAGATTTACGGTTAGTAGTTATAAATACAGAATAATCAGAATCTATAAAATCATCACCATCTATATCAAACATCTCTATAGAGAAGTCATCAAGTATTACCTGGGCCAACTCCTTGTTGCCACGTAATGCTACTTTAGCAGTTTCCAATAGTATATTTAAACACTCTAATTTAAACTGCTCATGGCTATAAAACTCATAAGCAGTACTATTATTGCTAGCTAATACACTACGTTCTGTACCACCTACACTAGCTGAAGGAGATACCTGACCTTCACGTTGAGGAGTAATTCCACCTACATCACCTAGCTCACGTTTAATATACTCAAGTAAATTTACGTGTTGCTGTATATACTCTCCTCTAGATGTAGAAATAGTCTTACCAGTAGTATTAAATTGTCCAGCTATCTTACCCATGGCTGCACCTTTAGTAGCCTCTTTGAAAGAATCTATAAACAGGATACCACCTTTATAGGCATAGTGTAACCATTTTTCAGTTTCCCACCCAGCAGGTTTCTTAGCCATATCCATCTCTACGATATTACCTAAGTCCTTCTTTAATGCATCAAGTAATCTATCCCAAACTATATCATACAAGTACTGATAAGGTTTCATCTTACCTAAAAATGAAATAACCTTTCCGCCAGATGTAGAGTTAAACCTTCCTACAATCCCAGGGTGTCCTTTAGATAAGTTCCCCATACTGGTAAACTGTACTGGTCTAGGTTGTATTCTTTTATACATACTCCCTATTTTAGCTCCTTGCCACCACTCACCAACCCATACTTTCTTTATAGATTCTCCATATAGAGGGTTAGGGGTATATTCTTCAGACATGGTTCTTTCATACTGTTCACCTGTTACAGGATCTGTACCAGAAACAACCTTTACTAATTTCTGGGATCTCCATAAAGCCCGTACTACACGTAAGTTTCCATATCTATCTGTATAAGCACGGTTAGATACAAAATCCCTATTGTTTAAAGACACCTCAGATAGAACATTATCTAATAATAACCCATCTACAGACATACTGATAGAGTTATCATATCTTACATTAGGTTCCTGGTTTAAGGTTCCTTCATTTATTCTATCAATTTCATCTGGTGTAAGGTCTTCATAGTAATGATCTATTACACGTCCAGTAGGCCAATATTCTTCAATGATGATAATGTTAGCATCTGCTACACTATTAGATTCTCCAGAATATAGAGTAAATACTTTCTTAGGGTCTATCTTTTGAGCTTCTACAGTTTTACCTACAATATCAAACATCATAAATTGTTCACCTTGAACTAACTTATCTATCATAGCTTCTATCCACTTCTCCTCAAGTTTAAGCTTTTGTTCAAAGTACTTCAATATTTTTGTAGCCCTTACTTCCTTAGCATCTTTCCATGTATACTTAAAGTACAAAGATAAATCCTTGAGTTTAACAGCTAGTTCATCTTCAGTCAATTCAGATTTTAACAATTCTGTAATCTTATCATTGATCATCTTCTTTTTAGTCTCCTCTTTAGCAGAAATACTAGCGGGATCTGTGACCATGACGGACCAAGAGAAGGGCTCTTTAGAAGCTTCTCCAACTAACAATTCTATTTTAGGTCTAATAATTGGCCTATGTTGTATAGTTTTTGGAACGTAAGCATTTAACACACCAGCAGAACTTACAGTTTCTAAAACATCCGACATAGTTAATTGCCCGTCATAGAGCCTAGCATTAATATACTTTTCAGTAATACTCCTTCTTACATGTCCACTTTGGGCGTAAGAAATCCCAGCATCAATTACTTGCATATTCTCTTCTCTCCATTCCTTATTTTTGGAACGATAAGACTTTTTTTGAGGGGGTAATCGTAGTATAGTCATAGCAAAAACTTTTTAGGTTTACACTATATACGTAGTATATAGTATAATATATTAAAATGTGAACTCTTCAAACACATAAGAATCTTTAAAAAATCCATCTTGATTATAATCTGCTTCTTCTTCACCAAATGGATTATTTTTTATTCTTTCTATAGCCTTCATTCTATCTTCTCTAAGTATAAATACCATGTTCATTGCAGAAACTCTATCAAAGTTACCTAATATATTCCAGGAAATAGCTTCCCGTATATATCCTAATGATCTTATAGTATGTAAATTTAAGTCATCAGTTATTTGACTTCTAGTAAGCATCCAGTCTGCTTGTAGTCTACGACCCCAAGAGTTAATAATAACAGTAGGCGGGGTACCCTTCTTCTTATTACCATACTTTTCTTTTACTCCTACATAATCCATATCTTGAAGAATATTAGGAATATCTGCTAAATAAGCTAGGGAGTTTCTCTTATCAAAATGTGCAAACATCCCTTTAAGTTTATTCTCATAGTTTATCTCAGCATTAAAAAATATAGCCAATTTCAAAGCTACTTCAAAGTTTTGTGCAGCAGTTCTATATCTACCTGTCCACTCTGCTACTATCTTATCCGTGAATAAATCAAATATAAAAATAGAGAATAAAGAGGACCCATAATCATCATCAACAGTATCAGCACCACCAATATATCTACCTCTAGGAACTATACCGTTTTCACCCTTTTTAGGGAGTTCAAATATCTCTACAGCTCCAGTAGTATCAGATTTTCTAATAGGATATTCTCTAAGCGGTACTAGAGAAAACACAGGTTTAAGTTCTACACCTCCAGATTCTGTATAGTATAATTCTCCAATGTAATGTGTAGATGTAAATTTATCTGTATTAGGAGCTACAGACGCTAGGTAGTTTTTAAGTTCTTCAATAGGAAATACAGTCCCTTCTGTACGCATTACAGCCTCTTGAGGAGTAATAGCCTCTTCAGCAATAGCTTGAGCAAAATCTTCAGAGTCTACACCACTATATTTAAGCTTTAATCTTCTAGTAATTACCTCTTCGAGAGCTTTTATAACATCTGAATTACCGTTATAGTCATAGCAATCCGCTCTATTTAAGTACTCAGGAACAAAGAAACCACATATCTGGTTTATTATATTTTTATCAAATACATTATCAATAGACTTTACACGATAAGCCTTACACTTATAAAACAAAGCTTCAAGTCCTTCAAAATTAGCACCTTTCTCTCCACCAGTACCTAGAGCTAGCATCAATCCAAATACACGATTGCCATCTTCCATAGACTTCTGGGCTATACGCCAAGCTTTTAATAAGTCTACAAATATACCAGACTCTTCCCATACTATAAGCTTACCTCTTTTTCCTCTCGACTTCCCTGCGTTATTCTTTAAAGTTACTCCAGATATAGTGGACCGCATACCATGATCTGTAGGATCTCCTGGCTTTCTATACCCAGAAGTCTTCTCCATCATGCTATCTTTAAGTCTAAGTTTCTTAGCAAAACCTACATGTTTATTAGCAAAGTCCATGTAAGACCAAGCCTTATTTAATATACCATCATTGTCTAGATACTCTGAATCACCAGCAAAAGCAAATGATTTACTCCTAGGAAATAACTCATAATTTCTTACAAGCATAGAAGCAGCCTTAAAAGAGTAACCTTTGCCACGTGCTTTTAGTACAGCAGCATATTCTCCTACAGCTTCTGCTTGTTCTACATAATGAAAAAAGAGGTAATCCCCATCCCACATGTCTGGAAATCCCTCTACACGATCAGCCCTAACATTACCATCTACTGTACGTTTACCTATAATCTGAGATTTTAATATAGGACAATAATTCAGGTAGTAATAGTGATAGCCTGTAATCCATTCCCCATCTGATTTACGTAGCATCCCATAAATACATTTCTGTATTTCTCCATCCCAGAATTTTCTATAAGGACTATTAGGGTCTGATGATGGGTAAGCTTCTGTATACTTTCCTGTTTTAATAAAAGATAAGGCTGGTTTACGGAAGTAATCCATGTCCTCTAGTATATGGGGTTTTACTACATCTACGATAATTTTGCCATCAGGACTTTTGTCCCTATTTCTGGCCCTTTCTCTGTTTGGAGAAGTTATATTTCTAAGGAGAAGTATAGAATCTATAAAATTCTGTAACTCTGCTTTTGCTTCAGTTCCTTCTTCAAACTTAGAAATTATCTCCATATAAACGTATTTTATTTACAAAGATATATTATTTAACTGAAAATTGTATATTTGTGTATAAATCTAAAAATATGGTAATTATCTTAGATAATGGGCATGGTATAGACACCCCAGGAAAACGTTCTCCAATATGGAAAACAGGGCAACAACTTATAGAATGGAAATTCAATAGGGAAATTGTGGATGGTATTTACTTTAGAATGGAAAAGATGGGTACACCGATTATAAAACTAGTTCCAGAAGAAATAGATGTATCTCTTGAGAATAGAGTTAAGAGAGCAAATAATATACATAAATACGATAATAGTGCCTTCTTAATATCAGTACACGCTAATGCTGGAGGAGGAACTGGTTGGGAAATATTCACATCAAAAGGCAAAACTAAGAGTGATGAACTAGCTACATGCATATTTGTAGAAGCGCATAAAGTACTACCTGAAATACGTATGAGGATAGACGAGAATGATGGGGACCCAGATAAAGAAGCAGATTTTTACCTATTAAAAAATACAAAATGTCCAGCAGTATTAACTGAGAACCTATTCATGGATACATGGGAAGACTGTAAAATACTACTATCAAAAGAGGGTAAGGATAGGATAATAGATTTACATGTAAAAGGGATATTAGAATATATTAGACTCAATAAACTTGTCTGACTTAATTACTGAATATATAGAGTCTACAACCCAAGTCATTAAATAAGCATAAGCTTCCTCACTTTTATCACAAGGCTCTACTCCTGCAAAATCTAAAATCATATTAACAGCATGTAATGCCTCATGGGATATTACTCCATGTGTTAAATTACTATACGAGTTCTTTAAATGAAAAGCTACTAAATATGCACGAGTAGATTTCCCATCAACCTCCTCATTTACTCTATAAGTATGCCCATATTTAAGTTTCCAGTTATCCTCACAATCTTTATAATAATCTGCAATAGTTATATCAGAGTCTGCAAATAATATTGCTAGTCTACCAAAGTATAATGGTATCTCAAAAGATTTAGTTACTACAAATTTATCCATGATCTTCATATAAACTTTTCTGTCCTGAACCTACAACTCCTTCTTCAAGTTGAGTACCTTTCTTAACAAACTTCTCTAACTCTGCTAAATTCTGCATCATCCCAGGAAGTTTAGCAGCTATATCAGACAACAATTTAATATCATCTAAAGTATCCATATCAGACACCTCAATGGTAATAATAGCTTTCTCTACAGCAGAACTAACAGCTTTTATCAGCCTGATATTAACATCATCTTGTTCCTTCTGATAAAACTTAATAGCTTCATAAGTAACTTCATCAATCTTTAGCTTTCTCTGAGCATATAAATCCTTCTGTATTCTTAATACACGATCTTGTATATTAGATACAGATAAAAAGTTACTTCTATAATCAGCAGCAAAATATACAAGGCCAAGTTCTACTGAAGCTATGGCAGACTCCGAGTACTTAGCCCTGATATTTGCAAAAGGCTGAAAAAGCCAGGCTTGTGGCAAGGCTTCTACAGCTCCTTCAGAGTTTACACTAAAGAGATTTTTCATACCTTAATATACCTGTACTTGAGCTCACGAGTACTCATAAATAAATAAGGTATCTCATCAATAAATTCTATTGGAACCTGAATCACAGATGTATCAGGCCCAATATCATACTTCGCTTTCTGCATTTTTACCTGAAAACGACTAGGATCAATTTCTACTTCGTCCCCTACTGTTACCGCAGCACCAGGACCGACAGCTACTACTGTTTGTCTTGTTTCAATGTTTCCCTTGTTATCCGACATTATAATTCCAGACTTTGTAACATCTCTTGTAAAAGCAGTAGTTAAAATATGGTCATAGAATAATACTACTTTAGGATAACTAATAGACTTTTCCTGTCTAAGATTCTGACTTTTTAAAGTTTCTGTTTTCATTTGCTCGTTTTATGTGAAATTCTTCTTTTGCTCCTTTTGTCTTATATATTTTACCAAATATATTATTAAATCTACCGAACCCTGGGATTAATATATTTACACATCTCTTTCGTTTTTCCTCCTTAACTACATGCCTAAGAGAGTCTTGTGTCATCATTGTATAGATAAAATTATAGAAGTGATTATATACTTTCCATACAGTTTCCTGACTATACCCTAACTCTTTTGCAGTTTCATTAACTAATCTTTCAAGTACACTATCCTTAGTTACATTCCTATTATTCATACTTCATATTTACAGCTATACTTACATCTTCCATATTGGGAATAAGTACAGGATTAATAGCCATAGTTGGCTCTAGCACTTTCTTCTTTTTCAAGACTGTTAAATAATTGCTAAATATCTGTTGGTCTTTAATCTCTAGATAAGTACATATCTTTATTCTACTTTCACGCTCAAGATAGAGTTTAACAGCAGCTTCTTTACTCTTATACACTTCTAAATATTCAAGATAAGCAAGTATAAGCTCGACAGTTAAATGCATCTCCTTATCCGTAAGCTTATGGAACATGTGCAGTAACTTTAAGTACATAGTAACGGCTTCTCGACTATCCTTAACTTTCAAGTTTATAATCATTATCTTTTGGTTTTTCTATAAATGAGGGAACTAACATGTAATAACTTTGCCCTATCCTACTGATAACTCCAGCTTTCTGTAATTCAACAAGTCCATTAGCCAAAGTTTGCTTCTTTATGTCCAGTAAATGCAGCATTTGTTCTCTTCGGTGAATACTAATATCAATAGTATTATCTTCATCCAGATAGTACAACATCCCTAATAGCGTATTCTTTGCAGTAGGAGAGAGCTTAGTTATTACATTAAGATTTCCAATATATAGTTTAACAAATGGGGTATCCATGTTTATATTTTTTATACAAATATACTTATAAATTATAAAAACCAAATCTTTTTAAGTAATATTTTAAATAATAAAGAAAATCGAGTATATAAGCTAAACTTCAAATATATCTAATTCCTATATGTTTATATAAAAAGTAGTATCTTTGATTAAATATTTTATTCTATGGACTTTTATAAAAATACTGATGGGTTATACAAGATAGGGGACAACTATGTATCTCCTGGTAAATCCATACTGAAAGTGTATCGAGATTTAACTGCAATAGAACTCAGATCTTCAGTAGACTTCTCTGTTATAATGCCGCCAATAAGGATACTGTTTTTACAACGTGAAGATGGTAGTTACTATCTATCCGTAACAGGCTTTATTACAGAGAATATTGATTTCTTTATGGGGCCAGATGGGAAAGGGATTCCAGTAGAAACCTTTGTACAAGATATATTTGGGACTATACCTGAAGTGAAACTTGATGGTAAATTCTACTTCTTGGATAAAACTGGGAATGGAAATGATGTAAAGATTAATACTATGCAAGTAGGTACTTTTAATGGTACTACTTACTTAACCTTTGACAACTTAAATGGGGCAACAATTATCTCATACATAGGAACTTCAGTACCAACAAAAATAAGTGATCAAAGGATTAATGTAACTATAGGATATTTAATAAGTATTACTTTTTCAGATGGAACCTCATTAATATTTAACCATGGACAAGGGTCTACAATTTGGGATATAGGCGAAAATAAAAACAATGCAATAGTAGTAGCTACAGACTTTCCAGCTTTTTGGGGATCTACCTCAAATGATATAGAACCCTATGAACTAACAATAGGAGCTGCATATTATAAAAGAATAAGTAAATACTTAGGAAATGAAATGATTAACAATGGTAATTTTGATATTAACACTTCTGGGTGGGTATTACAAACTGGGTATAGCTGGGCAAATGGAAAAGTTTATGGGAATACAGTTACTAATAACTTTATGGCCCAAATAAATAAAACGGTTATAGCAGGAAAAACTTATGAGATTACAGTTACTATAGGAGATTGGGAACGAGGAGAGCCTTATGTATCCTTATCTGGAGCAGCCTCTATTGAAGTACCACTTACCCCTAACTCAATTAATATATTCAATATATTGATAGATACAGGAAGTTCTACAGCTTCTCTAAATTTTTATGCAGGGACTGCAGGAGTAGGAGGAAAATGTAGTTTTGACTCAATCTCACTACGAGAAGTAGACCCAAATGTATTTATAGGCTCTATAATGCCAATCTGCATAAGCCCAGAAGAAATACAAAAGTATACCTTCGCTTATCCCGTAATTCCTAACTTTGAGTTCATCGGTTACTACCCTCCAGGATCAGGGGTAGCTTTCGGATTACCTAATACTTACTTAGGGATTAAACATCTTAACTGGGAAACAAATGCGGTAACTGCTGATATAATTGGGGATTCCCCTGATACAACAAAATTTACTAAAGAAGGTGGAGAAGTAGGTATAAGTCGTGTAACCATAAAAACTTAAATTATGAAATTTTATAAAAACTCATACGGAATATTTATATTAGACACTATGATAGTTCCTCATACTTCTATGGTGCTTAAAGTTTATCCTGGAGATAAAATAGCGTTTACTTTACTAAATGGTACAATAATGGCTGGACCAATAGAATCCAGCTTAGTTAAGAAACAGGATGGAAGTTTTTACTCAAACTCTGATGAGATTATCTCAACTAATAAAGACTTTTTTCTACCAAGTTCCATATAAAATAAAATGATTAATACCTAAACCATAAATCATACAACTATGTTATTTTATAAAGATGCAAACAGCTTATTCCACTTAGGTTCGGACATAGTTCCTTCCAATAAAGCGGTACTTAAATCATTCCATGGAGATACAATTATCTCAATAGAATCTCCAGATGGGACTAAATTACTAGGGCCAATAGAAGTAGTATTACTCCAAAGGGAAAACCTTACATATTACCCAAACCTATCAACTTTACTAACTGAAAACCAAGACTTCCTTAAGTAATAAAAATAGTACTAAAAGTATATTATACCTATATTTTTAGGTATATTTAAGTCTTTAATTTAATATACTACAATGAAAAAGGTAACAGTAAAAAAGGAGCTAAAAAAGGTGGCAAGAAATGCTAACCATTTAGCTTAAAAAGATCCAGGAAGTCCTTATCTCTTAGGCCTTTCTTTATTTAATAACTATTAAAACTATACTAAAATGGAAAAAGCTAAAGTTAAAGCTAAAATTGAATCTACTGATAATGTAGATATTAGTGGGAGTACTCCTACAGAAGAACTTGAAGTTAATACTGAAGTAAACGAGGATGAGTTTAAACTTGTAAACACGTCATTAGGTACAGAACCTATTGATTCTTCAGAAGAACTTAAGAAGATAGAAAAAGAAAAAGAAAAAGCAGGACAAGACTTCTTGCAGTATTTATAAAGTTTTCTATCTTTGTATTATTGGTTGAGTGAGAATGGAAGGCGAGCCACACAAAAACCTAACGACATTTTAAGTTGCTCAAACTTAAATAAAGCTCTAGCAGAACCGTCGCCTCGGGGAAGCTAGAGCTTTTATTTTAAATATACTTATTATGGGGACTACAAAATATAATACCCAACTACCAATACTCCATATTGTAAAGGAAGAAGACAGACCAGTTTACGGAGAAATTACTAAAGAACTTTTATATGATAAACATCCTGCATATAAAGATCTTTCAGATTTCCTACAAATAGAAAGAAAGACAATATCAGACCAAGATACATTTAATAAAATATTGCTCATAATGTGTAATAGAGATACTAAAGTAACTATGATAGTTATGCACCTTATTTTAGAATTTATGATGCAGACAAAAAATAGAGTAATAGTACGAGAGGCTAAACAAATAGGGAGAGATGTTGGATTACTTGATGATACCATGTCCGCAGAACGTATGCACGATCCACTTACAAGACTTAGAAAACTACCATTCATATCCTCCAGACGTACCAGATTATCAGCTAGATACTCTTATAACCTAGATTTTAAGATATTCCAACTACTTTATAATCAGGAGAAAGGGCAAAATGCCCATTCTAGTAGAGAGTATATATATTAGAATGGGGAAAATGCCCACTCTAGTATATATATCGCTCTTCCTCTACTATATCCATAGCTCTCCTGAAACACCCCTAGCTCTTTAAATAAGTAGAAGCTACTCCCCCTACTATACCACTAGCTCTTGTAATAGCATATAGCTCTTGTGATACTTAATAGCTCTTGTAATACTTTATAGCTACTATAACAGCATATTAAAGGATGAGGTGTTATGGTGGCTGGGGTCATTGTGCGGTCAGTCGAATACCCTTCGGGGTATTCTCCTTTCCTTCACTTCCCACGCCACCAACCTACATACAGTTTCTTATACCATAGCTTATTTACTAGTATAACTATAGCTCTTGATATACTTGATAGCTCTAGTGATACTATACTTATAGATAGCGTGGTAGTATACTTACAGATTGAGAGGCTAAACTTAGATGGAGTGATACTATCCTCGTGTAGATAGAGTAATACTATACCATGTACGGATGGGCAATACTATACCGTGTACAGATAAGGTAATATTATCCCGTGTATAGGTGGGGTAATACTATGTACAGATGAAGCAATACTATCCCCTAATCGGACCCCATCATATATTTGCAGAACCGAATAGCCCCCGTGGCACTCTGAATTGCCGTTATACTGTTGATACGATAATCACAGTTCAAATTCAAACTCAAAGTTATGAACGCAATTGACATGAAAACAATCGCAACTGGTAAAAGCCTAATTAAGAAGGCAAGTGTATCACTACCTAACGAGGATGGTGTACAACGTTTAGTTCTAAGTATTGAAGGCTTTAGTAATCCATGCTATTATGGTATTGGACTAGTATACAGCACTCTAACGAGCTTGCTTGATACCAAGACAGTGCATGCACCGCATTTGGACTATCTTGTTGGAGCTGAGATTACTTGGAATCCTGCTGAATCACGTATGCTTGAGGCTGGTGAAGTTTATGAGAATGAGCGTACTGGTGGGGAGTTTACGGTGTCTAGTGATACTGCTGAGCTCAATGGAATCAGCGTATTCCTGAATGAAGAGAAGACCATGCAACGTTACGACTTCATCCAGAAACGTGTAAACGACAACAACGCCATCTATACGCCTGATATGAAACGAGTTGCCAAGAAGCAAGCTGAGCCTGAAATCGACGAGGTAGAGACTACTGTTAAACCTGCAAGCAAATCTGTAGATAAAATAGCAGACTTCGACCCATTCGATGAATCGCTCAAGACACCAGTAGCTAAGCCAGCTAAAGTCTAAGCTTGAGGTTTGCAAGGTATAAAGAGCCATACATCATGTACGCTCTTGCCTTGCTACTCTTATTCCCTCTTTCCCACACGGGAGAGGGGGATTTTTTAAGGGTTTACCGAAAGTGTATGAATTTGAATAATACAATGTAACCAATAAACAAACATTATATATGAAACTAAACTTAACATTAGCTCTAGTAGCTATATCACTATTCTTTATAGGCTTAACGATAGGGAGTATACAACCAGGAAAACCTAATCCTAACTCTTATGCAGCTACATATAATCCACAACTGGACTCAATTAAGCAAGCTGCTAGAGAAAGAAGGATAGACTCTATGAGAATAGAGTGCGATAACAACTTGATGGAATTAAATAAATATGCAGAAGAGCATAAAACTACAAACAGTTTAAACTCTGTTATGCCACAAGTTATAAAAGACTATTATAATCCTCATAACTCAGGTTCTAACGTATGCAGAACAGAACAAGAACGTGAGAGAAAAATAATGGATGAACTATTACGTATTAGGATGACTGAAGAAGCAATAATTAATTCAAACTATGCAATAGCTAAAGAATTAAAAGAAATTAATAACTTCAATAAATACGGATACTAATGAAAATTACAAAAGAAAGCATGTTCACAGGTATGGAGCATACCTTGGACTTAAACATCACAGAAGAACAGTTGAACCGTTGGGAGAATGGCGAACTAATTCAGGATGTGATGCCTAATTTAAGTGCTGCTGAAAGAGAGTTCTTAATTAGTGGTGTAACTGATGAAGAATGGCAAGCTATTATAATGAAAGAAAATGAAGACTAAACTTCCTATAATAATCTCAGTGATAGCCATAATGTTATTACTATTAGCTGCACTAAATGATGATACTCCTGAGCCAGAAGCTAAGAAACCTGTATATTATAAACAGCCCATAAACCAATGGGTTGTTATTAATATAATTAAAGATAAGATTGACTCAATGAGCTTCTATACTTTAAGAAACGTACCAACAGAGGGTAAAACATCTCGTGTAATACAGATGCATGATAGCACAAATGTATTCTATGTAGGTGATACTATACAATTCATACGTAAATAATATGGAAGAAACTAAAGAACGTAAAGTTATAAGTAGAGCAGTATTTACAGGAATTATTCCTAAGAACAAATTCTATATAATACTGCTACATATAAACGCTTTAAAGCAAGATGGGTTTATTTTTGAAGTGTATAACAGAACTGATACAGAGAATCAAGTAGTATACAATTACATTCTAAACTTATACGAATAAAAATACCTACCGAGGGATGCGAGATGAACAAATGATTCTCATCAAGCTCTCGGTAGATTATGGCAATGTACCATACTAGTTTCACAAGGATTAGCTACATATTGTAGAGTACAGAGTGACGTAATATAAAATATATGAGAGAAATAATAGACTTACCTGAAGACGAATATATAAAGGCAATTGAGGAAAATCCAGATTTAATTCCTTATTTTTCGAGAATAGTAAGAGAAGATGGAGTAGTTAAATATTTAATTGAACTAGAACTTTTAAACAATGAGTAAAACAGATGAATTTAGAAATCCTTTGAGACATATAGAGGTAACTCCTGGAACACCATTAGGGGATTTAGTTGGATTAGAGAAACCAAAAGCACCAGTTAAAGCAAGGAACTGGAGAAGAAGAGGGTTTATGGTAAACCCCAAAGAAGTATTATTGGATAGAAATGCCAAGTGCCATTGTGGTAGTGGGTTGAAGTACAAGAAATGCTGCTTAAATAAGGATGAGGATTCAAGATTTATTAAGAAATAGAACTATGAATAATCCTAATAGAAAGTATAAAGACAATCCTAAATATAAAGAGTATTTAAGGTATTGTAGAGATTGTAAAAAGGTTGGGATAACACCTCAAAGTTATCAGATGTATAAACAATTAATAGTTAATTAAACCTTTTAAACCAGCGTAAGCTATGAATCACGGTTATTTATTATCTGCAAAAGCAGAAAAGGACACGGTAACAAATCACGAATACCGCAGGCGTATGAAAGAACGTAAAGAGCAAGAGTTAAGAGAACAAATTGAAAGTAGAATGTTCTCAGAGTGGGCTGAACAAGAGGAACTAAAAAGACTCATAGACCCTTCTTATCATGGACATTAAAGATTTAATGATAGGGAATATTATAACTAAAGAAGGTAGTCTTTGTATAGTAACACCTTTAGTTATATTGGATATTGTATCTAGTCCAGAATTATTTGAACCAATGGCATTAACCCAAGAAGTATTAGCTGATGACTTAGGTTTTAAGCTAATTAATTCAACTAGTTCTGTAGTATACAGAGATGGTGTACACCTAATGTTTAGGGATAACAATTGGTTTTATGATGCGTGGGAAACTGATATTAAGTTTACTTATGTACATGAATTACAGAACTTTATGAAAATAACTTTAAATGTAGTATTATGAAACAATTAGATATATTATTAAGGGTATTAGGTAAAAGTGGTGAGCCTAAACACTATAGCTCTATTAAACTAGCTTTGGATTTAAACTATAATTGGGAACCTAAATTAGAGGAACTCAAGAAGTTATGCAATATGAATCCTAATGAGCTGGTGATGAATGGGGAGTACATTCAAGTAAACCCTAAATATTCTCACTTAGGTAGTTCTGCAAATAAAAGGCAAAAAGAACTCATTAATGTAGAGAAGTTTAAAAAGATAAAAGAATATCAAAAAACTGTAAAATATGGAAAATCTTGAATTTGAAATAGACAAATTATTAGAATTACAGCATACTCATCCAGAGTTAATTGAGATTAAAGAATCTAAATTAGTAAGAGTAAATGATATGTATAATGAAGATGTAGATAACTCTGATTATAGTGATGATTATGAAGATGATGAAGATGATTATGAAGATGATTATGATGAAGATAATTATGATGAAGATGATGATTATGAAGATGATGAGGGTGATGAAGAAGAAACTACTTTCACTCGTGATTCTTATGGAGAAGAAGATATTATAATGAGTAGAGTAG